TGCCGTATGATTCCGCCGCGCTGGCGTGTATCTGGAGTGTTTCCATTATGTGGGCAACAAACCGCATTGAACTTTGTCCAGCCACTTGGTGTGCTTTTGCGTTTTGCAGGAAGGTACGAATAGATTGCGTCAACTATACTCATGTATAGTTATTTTAGTTTCTTATGATGATTTTGTCAAGATTTCCGGTAAGAGTGCGATAAGGCTCTACAGGCTCGATATACTTCTTATATTTGAAACGAACATAGTTATATTCGCCAGATACTGTAACGGCATCGTCAACTGGATCCCATGTGCTAGCATTAACGACAACTGTATTAACTAGTGTCCATTTTACATCACCTGCATTACTCTTATTGGCGGTGACATAGATTAATACATTACCGTTAAATCCTGTTTTAGGATATATTTCACATGTGATTGAGCGTGTTGGTGCGTCTTCATAATCTTCGTTTATTCTAGTGCCAAACTGTCCAATCTCACTAAAATAGGCGTTGGCATCAAACTCATAATTGAATACGTTAAGCACATCTGTAAAGTCTGGAGCTTCATTATACCCGTTTAACAAATCACAAGTGGCAACTAGACCAAACTGACTATCTGAATATAAAGGATAATCTACGGCATTCTTAGTCATTTTAACTGCAACACCAAGTTGTTGAGGATCAATCTTAGCAATAGTCTCTGCAGGTATTACTACTGACATAGTTCCTACAAGATAGTTACCGTTCATATCTCGTGCCATTGTACCAGCTACTTCAAATAGTTTTTTACGATCGTAATCAAAGAACATGGCTGTGATAGTTGCGCCACTAACGTCATAACGTCGTTGGTCTGAGTTTCTAATCTCAAACTCTATAGTATTTCTAATACCTTTGTATAACTTAATTGTTCTTGTGTACACTTGTCTAAACTCCGTGGTAAATCCCGCCATATCTGTCGTGACCGTGATCCGATTTGGTACTAAATAAAATTGAATTTTTTGCATTGGACTATTTTTTCACTTATGAAGGTCATACAGTATTTATGGTAAAACTTACGGAAGAAATCAGAGAAAACTTCCCTTTTATATCGGTTGTTCACTATGGCGGCATTGAATATGTCGGTGTAGTAATTAATCAAGATCAATATGTAACTAGCATCTATAACTACGAAGAGTTACGTACTGAATCGGATCGTAAGGTCTTTTTAGAACTAGGAGAAGTATGGTGGTGGGAATCAAATCGTACTATTCCAATCAGCATATTTCTAAAGAGCGAAATGGAAGCATTTCGCTACAGCATTATGACCATGAATACTAAGGATGTTACCGTAGTATTTGGGCCAACTGTTAATCTACATAATATGAGTATCAAACGTGTAAAACGTAAAATGATACAGCTAGTACGTCCTAAGCGTTAATTATACCCGTAACTAACGCCTTCGCAAATTAAATTCATCTGTACTACTATTGCCATTGCATAGGCTACAGCATGGGCTTTCTTAAAATAGTAATCGTCATTCACGGGTTTCGTCCACACTTCCTTCATAATCGTCATCCAATCCTGCCCAATCAGGTGCCTCTTGGCAGGCCGAATCATAGCGAGGACCGCACTTAATTGTTCCACGGAAGTAGGGCAAGTCTTCTTCAGTACCGTCCCATGCCCGTTCAAATGAAATAACAGATTCACAAACTCGTCTTGTAAAAGTAAATCCCATAGTGGCTCAGTCTCCATTAATTGTTTCAAATGTTCTTCACTACGTACACCTTCATAAACTCCCACATTTAGAAAGTCTATTTTAAAATACCCTCTTTCTTCTGCTGTCTTGTATTCTATTGTTGATAAGTTATTGCGCTCGTCTTTAGGTATACTAGTAACATATATACCAGTATTATGAGGCTTTACTTGTCCGTTGTCAATCCTACTAGCAGTAGTATGATTAAATAGTTCAAGCGCCTTGGTTCTGTCACTAAAGTCAATGTCAATATCAGGCATCGTTACCGTCCTTGTCCCATGTGGCTATCTTCTTCCATTGCAGTTTTCCTTCAGTTGTATACGGTACATACACTTCTCCAGTCTCTTTATCTGCCAACATCCACTTTCCAGGGCACTTGGTTTTAATAGTTAGTGTCTTGGCTTTTTTCAATTCTTCTGCTGTTGTTCCGTCTAGCAGTTTTCTCATAATGATCCTTCATCGATTACCTGTTTAACTAAAGTTAAGTCTGCCGGGTAAGTTCTAAAACGTTTAGCCCAAAAGTCAGGATTCATTACTTCAAAAATAATATTTAACTGTTCATCGTTAAATTTACTTAACATACACCGTCCACTTTCACTGTTCAATACTAACCACGGACTAATTTTACCGTCTTTAATATCATACACTGACCGATTTAAACTGACATATTTAAAATAGTGGTTCCATTGGCTGTTGTTAATATCGGCCCAATCCATCATTGTGGCAATACTTCGTTGTAGTGCTACTTCAGCAGGTTCTTTCTTGATTAGGTCTAATACATACTGATAATATAGTTCTTCTCTGCACCAATGGTCAAGTTTAACTCCACTAGTAACTACAAAATCAATATATCGATCTAAGTACAACGGATTAACATTGTGTAAGAAACTACCAAATTTTACAAATGCATTGTAGTATTGACTCTTGGCAAATTCCTCATAAGTTTTTGTAGTTTTTGCCTTTTGACTTAGTTGAAAAAATCTAACATAAGTTTGATAACCTAGCTGAACATGTTTTTCAGTTTTGGCCATGTGCCGTCTTTTTTGTTCGCACATATGTACTGCCAGTGTGGATTCCTTAACATAGGCACTGTTACAATATTGACATACATATGGCTTGTCTACGGCACTCAACTTAAATTTTATTCCTTTGTGTTGTTTTTCAAATACATCTAAATTCATAACAGCTTTTTAATTTCTGCCTCACTCATCCCCAGATCTCTAGCTAACTCTTTAGCCTCTGCTGTGGTCATAAGCGTTGCTTGTAATTCTAATTCGTCGTCTTTCATTTGTGGATATACTGACTCTAAAAACTTGTATATTTTTCCATCACCGGACTTTTTCTTGTGTCCAATCCATTCATGAAAATAAATCTTTTTCTCATCATTGCCGCACATAGCAAGCAAATACCATAGTAGTTTAGGATGTTTACTTAAACTAAAATAGTGTTTATTAAAGTATTCATTTGTTTTAAAAACTGCTAGTTCTTGTACATCTCTGTTGCTAGTTTTAATAGAACTAGCATATCTATTCAATAAGAAAAAACTCACCTGCTTTCGTTGTTCTTCGTCAAGGTCGTTCCATAGATCTCTTGCGCCCATATCAATTGCGCCAGTTAAGTCTTTGATTGCTAGTTTGTCACTCATAATGGTTTGTCTTTGCTAAGTCGATATATCATTATAGCACGATCCAGAGCCTTTTGTAAAGTCACATTGGTCTTTGCTTCTCGCCGAATCTCGCCCCAGAGTTTACTATCCATTATGTGATCGTGCAATGGTCTTCCGTCCTCAGTTCTTGGATCGTGATTCCACCCAACTTCTTTACGAGTGCTCGGATTAGCGCCAATTTCGCGAGCATAAACTGTGCCGCCATCACGCTCGTATATGTAGGTTGCTCCTGGTTTAAGACTGCCCATATTACAATAACTTATAGTGATCGATAACTTCGCTTTGACGACTAATATCTTTACAGAAAAATGCACACATGGGCTTTTCGCCTTCGTGTAATGGAACACTGAGTAATTGATTATTTTTCATCTTTGGAAAATACCATTTAACATCATTGTAGACGTTTACAATTTCAATGTTTGCATAACCGTGTCTAAAAGCACTTAGGGGATTAAACAAAAATGCTTCAAAGCCTCTATCATTTAAACTAGTAAGTGGTAACACTTCAACTTCACTACCGCATTCACTGTCCCCTACTGCTATACTCCAATCAACCGGCATAGTAACTTCATGTCCGCCAATATTTAAAACCATTGCAGGACTATTAAAACTCTCTAAGAATATTAACGGTATAAAAAAGAAATCGGGATTTTGTGGATCACTGTTATCTAGTACGCTAAAACGTATATCATCTTCTAATTCGTCGGGCATTTTAGACAGATCAAATGTCTTGTCGTCTAGTGTTAAAATCATCATATTATTATTATTTTTCCTTATTGTTGTTCTTTTGGAACTAGTATAGCATCAAATGCCATCACAGTCCTATGCCCAATTCCTTTCCACGGATAGACAGTATGCGGTAAGTGACTTGGGAATACTACAACAGTACCGGGGGTAGGTGTGTATTTCCAAACATCATTCATTATAAATTTACTAATATCTTTTGTCGCCGGCAATCTAAATAATATTTGACTGTCGCTAGGTTTGCTATTTTCTTCTAGCTCCGGTGCGCTAATATACATATTTCCGCTAAGGTGGCCGCCTGGGTGTGTATGCATTTCCTGGTAGTCACCTTCGTACTGTCGAATAGTCCAAATACTAACTACTTTAGGTTTGCAATGTTTTAGCTCTTCAGTGCCTGATTGGCTAGATATAATCTCCATGTATCCTTGACAGATAGTTTCTAACCATGTGACTAACCAATCAACACCTAAGTTAATAGAATTAGGATAAACTTGAATTTGCTGGCCGCCACGGATGCTTATCATTGGATTATCTGCATCATTTAAATCAGGCCGACCGTGTAACGATTCTGCTAGGCTATATATCTTACTAAACTCAACAGGGGGGATTTGATCAATAGCTAATACTGTTGGTTGAAAATAGGCTACTTTTAATGACATTTATTTTTCCTTATTATTGCCACGTTACTTTTTCTAAAGTAAACGGATACTTTGCTTCTTTATAAAACTTTTTGCGTTCAGTAAGATGACGCTTGGCATACTTGCATGAACTTGTTAGATCCCAGATCTGTACGAAGTCTTTGTCTTCTGCTTTTCTAATACCTCGCCCAATGCTTTGTATAACTCGGACAAAGCTCTTTCCGGGTTCCAAAAGAACCAGATTAAAAATGCGGGGGATATTAAGACCCACAGCGGCCACACCGTAAGTCGCCACAATAACCTTATTAGTGCTTGTTTTAATTTCATCATATTCTTCTTTACGTTCAGTTAATTTTACATCCCCACTGACGAACACAGCATCCGGAATATGATCAATAATAAACTTTCCAGACTCAATTCTATTGACTAGAATCAAGGTGTTACCACTTTCTTTAATGTTACTGCACAGGTTAGAAATGTATGTCATTCTATCACTGTCTGTTACCAAATATTTCAATTCGTCCTGGTAACTACGAAATTCTTGTACGTCTACCATTTGCACAACGTTCACATGACATTGACTTAGCACACCTTTTTCTTGTAAGGCGTGTGCAGAAATTCTGTTAATGACAGGACCAATAGTAGCTAAAATACTTTGAAATTCAATGTCTGCTTTAGGAACTGTGCCCGTTAGTCCCCAGCGTATTGGAGCATTGGCAAAGTTCATTGATAGTAGTTTTTTCAGTACTTCAGCTTTGGCTTGATGTACTTCGTCAATAATAACACATACTACTCCTTCAATAAACTCTGCTAGAGAGAGTGCTTCATTTTCAGCACCTTTTTTCTCTAAAATATTCAAACTTTGCCATGTGCAGATAGTGTGCGTCCTGCCTATTTCTTTACGGTCGCCAAAGTAAACACCAACATCTAAACCCACGTTAACATAGTCTTCTTCAGTTTGAACTACTAGACTCTTGTTAGGTACAATGACCAGTGTACGTCCATAAGGTTCACATAATTTGCTCAATGTAGCAGTGATAATGGTCTTACCAGCACCAGTTGCTAGCTCTTGTAGACCTTGTGGATGTTCCATGAACCCGTTAACTGCCGCAAGCTGATAGTCTCGCAATACAATAGGCTGTCCTTCAATTGGATGTCCTTTAGGCCATACTTTGCCTTGATCGGCCCAATAATTTTCTGTGATCTTTTCAAACTCAAATTTGTGATTTTCTCGTAAATCTTCTACTTCTGCAACATCGACACCACACTCATCAAGGATAGGTAGTATGACGTCTAAGTGATTGAGATAACCATTACCACCAAGGCCAAAGAAGGTGGTTGTACCGTCCCATCTACCTAGTTTATACTGAGGCATGTGTCTTGCATAAGGCAATTCAAATTTTAATTTGTTAGAAATTTTACGCCTAACTTCAACACTTAGGCCTTCAATTTTTATATTGACTTCATCTCTAATGATTATTTTACAACTGGGCAATTTGTCTTGCTCCCTTAACTTTATTATTTCTTACTACGATTGAATTGTTATAATAATACACAGTAGACAGGTCGTCTAAAAATGCTGACGTTTTTCCAAAGTCATGATTGCTTAACATTATAGCAGTGTTAGGATGCCAGTCTGCTTTTAACAAAGGCTTTGGTATTTTATTTTTTGCAATGAATACAACCTTTGTGTCTGGCCCTATATAATTATTTAAGTGGTTATCCTTGACCATTTGGTTAAATTCGTTGTAATTTTTTTGTCCATTATCTATTCTAAAAAATACAGTAATCTCACTATTGGAAATTTTACCAGATAATGCTGAAAAAATACCGGCAACTTGCTCTAATGCTTTATGATCATCATCAACTAATACCAACACCGGCCACTGATTTAAATTTTCAATGACTTCAATTAAATCAATAACCGGAACTGTCTCGGGACTAATTCTAAATCTAGTTGACGAATTGACTAGTATGTTTTTTGTTAAATCGTTGGGTGCAATTTTTCCAATTTTTTCAAGAATTTTTGCATCTTTATGGTAGATACCACATTTTTTTAATTTGTCAATATAGCTGAGGAAGTTGCCTTTTATGTCATTGGAGATTTTTGTCTCAATATAGTCAACACAATGTTTGTTGGCATTTCTTATGACCACTTGGTCATCCTCTAAATCTACGTATGGGACAAATTTTTCAGGATTTTCTTGGATTTTTTCAATTTCTTTAAAAATCATTAAAAGTTCTGGATCAATGATAAAGTCACTGTCTTGAAATTCTGATACTACTACAGCAATATTGATTTCATTGAACGGAAATTCTTTTACTGTTCCGTGCTCGGTTATCGAACCCACTAATTTTTCCTGAATTTTTGGCCATTTTTCCTGAAATGTCTTGGCTCTAATACCTTTTACTGAAATTAACTTTTTATTTTCATCGTCAGTTGATATTAAAATCATTTGTGAGCGATCAATTTCTCGCAAAGGCAACCTTAATGATTTTGTTGCCAACAGCGAGGTCACGTCAATGTTGTTTTTTTCCAAATTTGACTGGTATTTTTTGATTTTTTTCAGGGATAGCTCAAGTTGACGATCAGTCAGTGCTAGTCCATTGGCAACTTGCCGGCCAATACTTTTTATAAGATTTTTTTCGTTGTAGTCTATTCGAATATTAATAATTCGTGGACGTACACCGGCTAAAATTTCAATGGCATCTTCAACTGTTTGTGTCATACTATGTATTATACAGCCTTATTTTGTAAAGTCAAGAGAATAAACAAAAAAAGGTTATTATTTCTAATAACCTTTATGTTTAAAGAGAAGCGTCTTCCATACCTGCCACTCTAAGTTTTATAATGTTGGTGATTTGCCATTGCTTTTGGTCAAGTGCCTTGGTAATGCCTAACCATTTGTTGCGTAATAAGGCAAATTCATTGATAATTTTTTCCATATCAACAACATCTGCTTCACCTTCAACATATTTTTCAACGTCTCTACTACTTAGTGCGCGAGCATAGCTTTCTAGGTATTTTCTAAAATGACTACTTTTTAATCGACGCAATTCTATGTTTAAATATTCTAAAATTGCCTCAATTTCCTGTAACTGTGAAAATCGTTGTTCCACAACACCGGGCATACTGGCTGCGGCTTTTTCTAAATTTCCTGTTATACGGCATTCGTATCTTGCAGAAATTAATTCAGCCTCAAAATATTCCACGGCGTCTGGAATGTTACTAATATCCTTAGCAACTTTGTTATACCACACAGTTATTCCTCATCGCTGTCGTAATCTTCACTTTCGTAATCGATTTCGTCCTCGCCATCCCAGTCATCTAGATAATATTCAATGGCAGCATCAAGGTCTTCATCACCACCAATGGCGGCTTTGAGTACGTGATCACTTACACCGTTATCAGCTAGGATGTCAATGTACTTGCTTGCGACAGTTTCAATGGCTTTTTTGTCAAAAAACTCTTTCATGCCTGTCCAGATATCAATAATATGGTCTTCAGTCAACATTTTCTAAGATCTCTCCCGTGTCTTGATCAATAGTTGGTTTTACATTTTTGTTAGCAACAGCTTGGTTAAACTCAAGCATGATCTTATCCAGACCACCCTCTTCATTACGGTCCCATTCCTTGCGATACATTTTAATTTCTGTACCATCTATTGAAACGTATTTAAGTCTATTACCATCTTTTACCAAGATACCCTTAGCCTCACATAAGTCAACCATACCGCTATATGGGCTCATGCCTGTTTCATAAGGAATCTCAACTTGAACTGACTCGAAAGGTTTAGCATAACGTGTTTTCATGATCTTACATGCGGCACGAATACCATTTACTGTTGTAGTCTTATTACCATCAGCATCTGTTTTTAATTTTAGTTTACGCATGGCAATAACAATACTTGATGCATAGATAAAGCCTTGTCCGCCACTAATCTTGTCATCTGGATCGAACATGTCCTGGCTTGCGTATGTGTGATTAGTACAAACTAGTCCAACATTATAGCTACCAAACATGTTTACACAGTTACGAACAAGACTTGTAAGTGCTTTAGGTTTACGACCCATATCACCTTTCATTTCGCCTGCTTCGAACTGATTTACGTCTGTTGGTGTTAACAACATGCCCAATGAATCAATTACAAATAATACCTTAGGACGAGTTGCTTCGTCCATTGTTTTGTATTCTTTCATGAATTCACTGATAGTTTTTGCCACATCATCAATCATAGCCATGTTAAGTTTTAACAACTTATCTTCACTAGTATCAACACCTAGTGCGTGTAACCATGCTTCATCAAGAGCATTTTCACTGTCAACTAGTACAACATAAATGCCTTGTTGTTGTGCGGCTTTGATCAAGTTACCGGAACAAATATATGATTTTCCTGCACCGCTTTCGCCTGCAAGTACAGTAACCTTACCCAACGGAACACCTTTGTTAAAGTCACTGCTAATTAGATAGTTTAAGGCATAATTGCCTGTACTGATCCAGTCTGTTGGATCATTAAAACCGACACCAAGCCCATCAATACTTTTTGTCAGAGTCTTTCTGAATTTTGAAAGGTCAAATGCTTTCGTAGCCATACGTTCTCCTTGTGTTTGTAGTTATGAAGGGGCACCGAAGTGCCCCTTATATGTGATTACTGCTTTTGACGATTACGAATCATCGCAAGGATGTCTTCTGCACGACCACTACCACTTGCTGGAGCGGCTTCTGCTTTTGGAGCAGATTGTACAGGAGCACTAACACGAGGTGTTGGCTCGTCTGGATCGATGTTATCGATTGCAGAGCTAGTTGCCTTGTTTGGATCACCAGTTGCGGCGCCCATACCTGCTGGACGGAAATATTGTCCCCATGCTTCTTTGTCAAACGGCTCGCCGTCAACACTTGCTTGGAACATTTCCTTAATAACCTTAAGTTCAACATCACCTGGCTTCTTAGGCAAGAAGTCGTTTAAGTTAAACAAACCATGTGCCTTAACTGAGTCAAGTTCTGCATCAGTTAATGGACGCTCACGACGGCTCCACTTACTTGTAGAGTAGTCTGCGTATCCACCTTTACTTGTCTTGACAAGTTTAAAGTCAACGCCACGTGCAAAGTCTGTTGGCAATTCTTCCAACTCTGGATCAACCAATGCTGATTTGATCAACTGGAAAATCTGAGGTCCGATGATGAATCTACGAACTGGATTTTCTGGGTGTCCATCTTCCTTCAAGCCGTCTTCAACAACAAAACCTTGGAAAATGTAACTACGCTTTTTCCAATATTTACGACCCATGTCTTCTAAAGACTTGTCTTTAAACCAACCGCGAACTTCGCTAAGGATTGGACATGTTTCGCCGTACATTTCCATACAAGGTACTTGCACTTGTACTGGACGTGAGTCAGTTTCACCTTTGATTCCTGCGAATGGCAGTTTAATCATTAGGCGTTCTGCCCAGAAAAATGTATTATCGGAATTGCCGTCTGGTAAAAATCTTACTGTAGATTCTTTGCCCTGCTCGAGGTTCCAGAACGGATAGATTGCGTTGTCTCCAACGGGGCGATCACCGCCGCTTGATTTTGTTTCTTGTGCCTGAAGTTTTGCACGAATTTCTGCTAATGTGGCCATAATGTTTCTCCTATTGTTATGCCTATGTACTGCTTTTTTGCCTTATATTTGTTTTACACCGTGTAAAACAAAAAGTGCATACATGTTATTGTACGCACTTTTATTTAGTATTGCAACATCAAACCACGTTAAAATGTGGTCAGTTTTACCGTTTTAATATTTTGCTAGTTCTTTAATACGAGCCAACGGATCTACGCTTTCTTCTTCCTCTTCTTCTGGGTCAGTCAGTTGGTCTCCAGCGGCTGCACCAGTTAGTGCGCCCAGTGGGCCACCTAACGCGGCACCTGCTACTCCGCCTGCTATTGTCCCAAGGATACCTTCATTTCCGGGTGCGGCTATAGTCTTAGTACTTAATTTTTCAACTACGTAGTGAGCAAACTGTCCGGCTTGTTCACCAAACTTCTTCTCACAGGCAATCTTAACACCTTCTTCACCACGTGGGAATGTACCGGTCTGACTGTCATACATTGATTGAATAAACTCAACTACTTCTTTAGGAATAGCTTGTTTAGCTAGATGTCTTGCACGGCTTTGTCCAGTATGTACTGCACCACTTTTATCTTTTACATCACCGGAATCTTTTGAGTACGGGCCATCAAATGGCGGCTCTTCTTCAGAATCTTTTTGGTGATCTAACTCGCCTAACTCATCAATTTGAGTTTCAAAATCTTGGAACATGCTGTGCTCTTTTACATCTTCTTCATCATCACATTCACATGGATCTTTGTGGCATACTGAGCATTCGACTTCTTCAGCAACTAGATCTTCATAACCTAACTCGCCTTCACGTTTTTCACTTACTAGTTTATAAATGTATGGGAATACACCTTTTAGTTCTTCGTTGAATGTACGAATAGTTAGGGCATCTACCCAACTGTTGATCATATCTTCTGGAACTACTTGTGCTTCTGTTGGAGCAAATGATTCACGGAAACTTTCATAATGAGCTTGCTTTTGTAGGCTAGCGACTTCGTGTTTAACTGCTTCAATGCGTTCCATAACACGCTCGCTAATATCACCCATAGCTTCTGCCATAACGCCACTACGTTGTGTATAGTTTTTAAACTGACGAAGTTTGCTTAGTTCTTCGCTTAGTCCACTAATATGATTGCCAATGCCGTCATATGGATTGCCGCCGTTAGCCACGTGAACAGCCATTGCACGAGCACCATTCAAATGCTTTGCAGGATAACGGAAACGTTCGCCTGTTGAGCTTTCAATGTAGATGCTTTCGATACGCTGTGTACGACCAGCTGGGTTTGCATAGTTAACAGGTGCGCTGTGCTTGACAATAATCTTTGCTTCGCCCACATCTTGGTAACTAGTCTTACTTGTACCAAATAGTTTTGATTCACTCATTTTTTCTTCTCCGTTCCTTTGTGCTAGATAAGCATAATCTCTTTTTTCTAAGTTTGATTTAGCAATATCGCGTGTGTCAAACTTTAGTAAATTCTTTCTTGCAAATTGTCTTAACTCTTTTAAAAAGTCAAACCATTCATCTTTAACTTCATCAGTATGTGCATCTAGCATAGATTCATCATAGATAACAGTTAGTGCATCGTCGTCTATTTGCAAGTTAATACGACCTAATTCATCGCCTTGTACTTTATAACTTACATCAAAGAATCTAGCTGTCTCTGGGTCTGTGGTTAATGTACCATCCTCGGCACCCATTTTTACATTAGAGAAGCGGCTACGTACTTTGTTAAAAAGGTCAGTCGATATTGTAGTTAAGTCTTTCATAGTTGTATTTATTAGAAACTGCTGGAAACGAATATAGGCATAGGCGGTTCCCAATCTTCAAAGTTTTCATCTAAACTGTTAGACATTACTTCAAAAACCCTAGTATCCCAGTCGGCTAAAACTGCGCTCATACGTACTGCTAGTAACATAGCACTAACTAAATCGTCAGTTTCTCCTACTTTTGCTTTAAACGTAATGCCATTAGCAATAAACGCTTTGAGCTCACTAATAAGCGGTCTACTGTTGATTTTCATCTTGTTTGTTTCAATAAGGTGTTTTAATCGACTACAAATTGCAATTTTACTGCGGTGTGTGGTATTAAATCCCTTGCGGAATTTACGTACATGTCCTTTACGTATAGGTTCTGAAGTAAATAATCCAGGTATGTTTTCTTCGCCCACATTCTTAACAACAATAAGAGCGGCTTCACCTAGTGTGTTGTTTTCAACTGACCAATAGATATTAGAACCATTCATTTTTGGACAACATTCAGCAATGTACTTGTTAATGTCCATAAGGATTTTAATCTGTCCTTCTACTGCGGTGGTATTATGTTGCCACTCTGCTACCTGTATCATTGACGGTAACTCTATGACTTGTATGGCCGCATAGTTGCCGCCGGTTCCTAATGCAGGGTCTAATGCCACGGCGTAAATCATATCATCAGTTGGTTTCTTATACCAACGTACTTGTCCCATTTTAAGGATAGGCTCTTTACCTTCCATTCCTGCGAGGCACAAACTATTAATCAGTGTTTCTTCATAAACTAAGAACTCGCATCCGTATTCTCGACGAAAACGTTCTTCACCAATGCGTCCTAATTCTACTTGTTTCCATGCATCGTCGCGATCTGGATGCTCATGCCATTCTGCACGGAATCCGTGAAACCCATTAACACCTAATGCTGTTTCATTTCCGTGTTCGTCAAATTTCTTTTGGCTTTCTTTCCAAATATTGGCAAATGTATCTTCGTCACTGTTAGGTGTGCTTGTAATAATAGCGCGGCCACCAGTTGCTAGTGTTGGCGATATGGAAGTCCAAAATTCTTCAGCAATGTTAGGTTGTACGAAAGCAAACTCATCGCAATATAGTAAGGATATGGACATACCACGACCGGTGTTACCAGTAGTAGTAGCTGATACAATTCTTGATCCGTTGTCAAATTCAATACTCCCCTTGTTATAGTTTGTTACTCCGCATCTAATATGATCCGGACAGTCTTCATATGCATAACGAATACGTTGCATAATTTCCTGTGCGCCTGTATATTTGTGTGCGGCAACAAGAACTGTTTGATCAGGATGAAACATAGCGTACCAAAGTAAGTAACCTGCCGCGCAGGTAGTTTTACCACTTTGTCGAGGCAACATGTTGATGTTGAAACGATGATCATGATAACTGTGTAATAATCTTACTTGATAGTCATATGGATCAAACAGTAGTTTACCTTTTACCGGATGCTGAATATAGAAAAAGTTTTTTGCAAAATGAATGTAGCCAATTTCGGAGTCAGCGCAAAGCATCAGATCCTGAATGTGTTTTTCAGTGAACGTTTCTTGCCTATTGGCTTTTTTAATTAATACGCCATCTAATGATTTGCTTGCCATATGATTATTTAACGAAAAAAATAGACCCCGGAGGGTCTATTTGGCACCAATTATGCAAGGTGCTAACTGCCGACGAATTACTCAGCACCCTTACCGCTGTAGTTTTTACCAGCTGTGTGTTTAATGCCTGTTTTTGTCTTTTCAATAGTACCGCCTGTACTAGATTTCTTTTTCTCGCCTTGCTTCATTCCTGCTGTACCTTGTGCATTTTTCTTTGCATCGTCAACAGTTGGAAAGCCTTCTTTAACTTTTTTATCAGCTACTGCTTTCTTAAAAGGTTCTTTCTTATTGCCATCTTTGTCCATATCTAAGAAGTCTGGTTTAGCCTTTGCTTCTTTGATTGCTTTATAACGTGCGTCTAGTTGTTTACGGATGCTTTCCATTGGATTGCCACCGCCATTAACTTTCTTGGCCTCGTCGCCTTTGCTTGCTAGATCATCGCCTGTTGGGGTTACTGTGTTTACATCGCCATACTTTTCATTTGGTGCTGTAGTTGCATCGCCAAAGCCGCCATCTTGATTTTCATCGGCTAGTGTATCAGCCATGCCGCGAACTTCATCAGCTACTTTGTTCATTTCGTCTTTAGGAGCAGGATCTTTGCTACCTACTGGAGATTTTTCGCCTGCTTCATCACCACCTTTTTCTGCGCCAGGACCTTCGTCACCTGCTGGTGCTTTAGGGGCCATTGCAATTCCTGCTTTCTTAACTAGTGCATCTAATGGGTCCATTCCGCCTTCGGGTTCGCCACCAAAGCCCGGCTCATCTAAACTTAAAGCAGGCATATTCATTGGTGCAGGAGGAGCCATAGTTGGCATTGGAGCTTGTGGCATTAATGGAGAACCTACTGGTCCTGCTGCCAACGGGCTTTCTGCCTTGTGCATTAGATCTAACAAGCTCTTGATTTGATCAATACCTTGTGCGTTTAAGTTAACACTCATAGATACTGGAGGAGCAGATGGAATGTTGCTCATTGTGTCTGGCATCATGCCACACTCTGCTAGAGTAGATTCTGTTACTGGCTTTTTACCTTGATCTATATCTCTGATACGACCAAATAGTTTATTAAAGTCTAAATCTGATTTCATATTATTTTCCTTTTACCGGTGATGGTATTGTATTTTGTTTAGAACCCACCGGGCTAATACCTACACTAGCTTCGGGCATTGGAGATTCTTTTTCTTTAGGTTGTCCTGCACACAAATCTTTTGAATCTTTTGCAAGATCTTTTAAGAAACTACTAATGTGCTTTTCTCCCACTAGATTCTGTGCTGTCTTATCAACTTCAGATTCTTGTGGCTCTCCTAAAACTGGAGTCATCTTTTCATTCATTTCTGCTTCATATTGTTCGCTTGGTTCATTAGCAGTTCTTACAACTACTTCACAACCGCAAACTTGTTTGATGTAAGCTTCTAATACTTGGGGAGTTGTTGGATAGTGACACTCTAAATCAAACACTGTTACATGCGAGTTCTTTAAATTTGGAAAGTCTAAAGGAACATCTTGAATAGGTGTACGTTTGCCCTTGCTTAGTTTAACAACGGCAAACTTTTCCATTGCTGAGTTTAATTCAGAAGAAAAATCTTCAGATAAGTCTCCTGCGACTTTGATCTTAAATTCATAAGTCTTTTTGCTTTCTGTTAGATATTCTGTAAATGATTTCATCATGGTCCCCACTGTAGTATTTATTTCATTTGCTTTAATTTTTCCAGCAGGCTATTACGGTCAGTTATTAGCATACCTTCACCAGCTATCATGCCTTCTTCGCCTTGTGGCTTAGAATCTTGGTCAAGTTTGGCTTTTTTAATCTGTAATTCAATCATTTTTAGCTTTTTATCAATTTTAGCTGACTTTGCATCAATGGCGTTTTTTAATGCAGACTGTGCTACCTCAAAAATCCTGCTAGAGTAACGTGCTTCTACATTCATACCTAAATCCATTAGATCGTCGTAAGCATCAGTAGCACGTTGCGCTAGACTATCAAATTCTGCATCGCTAGCATCACCTAATCCTTTTACACTAGGTAATGCTGTGGCAATTTTATCAATTTCTTCAATATCTCGAAAGAAATTATCTGCAGGCATTTTACTGCGAGCTTCTTCTATTTCAGCTCGACTTGCACTAGCGGATTTTTTAGCAATATCCTTACTTTCAGGAAGGTTTAGTAGTTCTTCAAGTTTCTTTGTCATATGAATACTTATCGTTTGTCGTTATGAAAAATATCGTTTTCTGAGACAACTCTAAAGAATATGCCGGTTTGTTTGGCCCATGCTCTTGCGGCTTCCCATTTAGCCATATTTAATACTGCATGGGCTTGACTGTGTTTGCTACGACCTGCTTCTTTAAGACTAGTTTGTTTTAAAGGTTTTACTTCAATAATCTCAGCATGAGCTTTGCCGTTTTTGTCAACATAGTTGATAAAGAAATCCGGGACATATACTGTTTGTTTACCGGTAAACGGATTACGATAGGGAATTTTAATTGCTTCGCTTGACCAATTTTGCACGGCAGGGTTGTTATCACAAAATTGCATGAAGGCCCATTCCCACGAGCTACGGTATGTTGGATTTTTATTTCCTATATACTTTGCTGGGTTTTTAGGTATAAACTTTCCCTGTACAAACTGCTTCATACTACAATATTTCTTTTCTCAAGTAAATCAGTTGTATCGGGTCTCTTATATCCTAGTGTGGATATTTTTTGTCTATTATAGTTGAGAACTTGTGCAATCACTGCTGATATCTTAATTTCTTCTAATTTACCTAAAGTATCTAATAAAGTAAAAACATTAACATTATCTATCTTAGCTTGTTGTAATAGAATAATTGCAGTTGAATTACTAGCTAGGTCGTCAAAGCCGCGTTTCTGAAAAAATCCAACTACGGCATCTATCTCTGCGGCTGGGAAGACAACTGGCTCAATAAAATACATGTCAAAGAAATGTTTGACTTCATCGCTAGAGTCTGCGTTAATAATATTTAAGGGTAGATTAGACGTTGCCATTTATCACCTGTGATTTAATTAATTGATATTGACTTTGCACCTCCGGTGCTCCGTTAATTACTTTTTCCAATGTTGTAGCTTTATATTGTGCTTGGGCCGATGCACTTAATGCGTTCCACCTAGTGTTTATTTCAGTAAGGTTTCCGGCACCAATGGCCTTGCCAAACACTGCTGTCCTAGCTAATGAATCTAAAGATCCAGGTCGAGCATCAAAGAATGACTTTACTTTAGCCGCAGGTAATGGTCCTAGACCTTGTGTTATTTGTGTTTGATTTGCCGCAGTAAAATCTCCTTGACCTGTACCACCAGTCTTTGGAAATAACACATTAGCAACTCCGCTAACGTTCACCCCGGTTGCAGAACTCAGTGCGCCAGTTAATAAATTAAACCCTTCTTGACGTATGCCTTCCGATGTTAATTTTTTAGAATTATTAACTACTGCCGCACCTTTAATTAATGTACCTAGCAATGCTCCTGCACTACTAAATGCTGATCCACTCGAAATAGCTCCAACAATATCAACTGCTCCGCCTAGAATACCGCCTTGGCCAAATAAGCCAACTTTGCCGCCGCCTAATAATGATAATGGGCTAGGTGATTTATCATAAAATTCTTTTGCAAATCCATCAGGGTTGCCAGTACTAACCTGACCTTGTCCGTAAATCACAGCTTCATACATAATGCTCATTTTATTTGCAGATGTATCTGATCCGTTACTATTATCCATATTATCATGTTGCCAACCAGTTATAATAGGGTTAACTAATGTATAACTTTGATACTGTTGTTTACTCAATTGAAATATTTGTATGGTACTAAAGAACGGAACTGATTGATCTCTATCAAGTCCGTATCTATAAGGATTGAATCCTTGAGTGTTATCCAAACGACTGTAGCCAGGTGGCACAGCTGAAGAACTTGATCCAGACGTATCTGATGCACTACCAAATAATTTTGTTATTCCTGGAACTACAGTATTAGCCAATGTTGAGAAAAATCCTGTTGCTCCTGCTCCACCTGCACCCCCAGCAGAACTATTATGACTAGAGTCAGCAAAATAATACCCGTAGTATAGACTCCATAATGCTGTAGTGACGCCAAGGTTATCATCGTGAAATGCAATATTAATTGGCTCGTATTCTAATTTTGTTTGTGTTGCTCGTTTTCTATTGTATTGTTGTGCAACATCTACTTGAATTTTAAATTTAGGTAAGTCAATTGATTTAACTAATAATCCAACAGTTCGTTGATGTTGTTCTTTAAAGTTAGTACCAGCTAACGGCACATCATTAAAGTTAAAAACCACATGATATAGAAATTTTGTTTTAGGTGCAAGTCTAAACGCACTAGTATTATATAATCTAGCCGCATGTGCAAAATCGCCAAGGTTACCCTTTGGGTGGCCAAGGCCGTTACCTAAATTATCTAAAAAGCCGTCTAATATACTCATAGTAATATTTATCGATTAGAATAAAGTGGAGAGATAATAAAAAAGGACACCAAAGTGTCCTTTTAGAGCTCCCGGAATCAGTAGGGTTTAAGCACCGCCAGTTACGAATGTGCCTAAGCTACGTCCGACTGCTGTTCCAATACCTGTTCCTACTGGGCTTTGGATAGCATTATCATAACGAATAGCCAACTGGATAGTTACTGGTTCGTTATTTGCGTATGCTAGAGTTTGATAGTTTGCGTTCTTTACATAGCAACCATAAATTTCCCATGTTTCAAGAACGTTAGCTGTGTTAGCACCGTTACCACCGTCTAGAATTTCAATTCTAGTTGTGAATTTGTAATCGATACCAGAAGCCGCAGAACTTTGCTCATAGAAGTCAAATTGTTTCTGTAGTTGTTCGCCAACAAGTTTCTGCACTTGACCTGTAACGTCATCACGTAAGTTAATAGTGATGTCGTTCCATGTGTGCTTGCCTGCTAGACGTACTGTTGAGTTATAAACATGAATATCTACATCAGCAAAATCCAATGTTGGTCTTGTGATGTCGACAACTTGTTTTGTCAACTCAGTTGTTGGTGTTGATACGCCAAAGTTTTCTAGTGATACTCTAAAACGATATTGCAGTTTAGGCATCAACAAGCCTTGAGTGCTTGCTGATTGATCACTTACTAAGGGTACTGTTAGTTTGCTTAATGTTGAAATAGACATTTGTTGTCTCCCTTATTTGTATTTATTATTTGCCTAACCCTGCAATCTCACCAGTGTTCTTCAAACGCACTGGAATGTAAATAAATTCCACTGCTTTTACTGGTTCAATAGCAATGTCTACGTGTAGTTCGCTACGATCAATTCTGTTAGGTGTATTGTTACTTTCGTCACAAACAACTAGGTAATCGTATAGAGCACGTTGACCAACTAGTTCTAGCAATAGGCTTTCAACCTGTTGTTTGATTTCGTCACGTGTAATCTTATCGTTAGGTTCAAAGATATAAGGTTTAGCCAACTTGTTCAACTGATTACGTAGGAAAATTACCAAACGTGCTACGTTGATACGATCTAAAGCACTTGCACCTTTAGCACGAGTCTTTTGACCAAAGTTAACTAGACCTGCACCTGTAAAGTATGTAATTGGATTAACTTTTACATTATACAATGTGTCACGCTGTCCGTCATTTAGTGCAACTGATTTGAACTCGCCTTCTGCTGTAACATAACCAACTGCTGTTGCGTTTGTAACATTACCACGACGTGTTCCTGCTGGAGCAAACCATGGATAAGCAACTTGGTCGTTTAGAGCAATAGTTCTTAAGATCATGTGGCTTGGAGGAACTGCGATATTCTTTCCAAAGTTATCACTTGTGTAACCCCATGGATAGAATACACCTAAATATTCATCAAAGCTAACTAGACCATCATCGTTATCTTCTAATGCACCCATTAAGTTAGTGCCCCAGTTGTTTAAGTTAGTAGCACTTGGCTCTAATCTAGCTGGAGTATCACCAACAACAAATGCTGTTAGTCCACGATCGTAGTTTAGGTTAACTAGTTCGCCAATTAGCTCAGGATATCCTGGGCAAGCTAACAGGTTAAAGCTATTACGTTCATTGTCACGAATTTCTTCGTTATTATTAACCGTGTGTTGTAGACTCTGGATAATAACTTTACGCTGTGCATGACGACCAAATGAACCGCTGCCGTCTGTTTGATTTGCACTTTCTGTTACCCAACGATCAGCAAAGTAATCAGTCATTGTTTCGCCGTCGCCAGCGCCAAAGCGTCTGTTAATTGCTGTTTGATCAATGTAGTTACGAACATAACGCTTGACATTAAATCCGCTACGACGAGTATTCCATAGCAACATACCTTCTGGATATAGTGCAGGATCTGGACAATCAAAATCAACAAAGTCGCTTTCTAATAATGCTGTAATTGATGCTGGCATGTCAAGATCGCCGGCGGTTGACCAACGTGCGTCAGCAAACACAATACCGTTTTCTGTTGTTTGATCAGTTACATCAATTAGATCCCAACGCTTGAAGCTGTTGTTCCAACGCTTTAACAATGGATAGTGTTCTAGATCACTAGTATCAACCCATAGATCAAGATCGGATGGATCAGCTGGAGATGTTGGGCTAACTGTTGGACCGTCTGCATTAGTGTCTTCTGTTGGAACATAATTTAAATAACCAACCCAATCTGTACCATTGTTGATCATGATATCAACTTCGTCTACTACAGAGCTATACCATAATTTGCCATCTGCTGTTTTAGTAGTTGGCGCAGTATCGCTAATGAAGTACATGATACCAACTGGTATGTTACTCCATGATGTAGTTGTATCTCTATATTTTACTACGAAATATGCTTCTGGAGTATCATCATACTGTACATATACTGTGTTAACTTTAATGCCTGAACCTGTATAATTACGGTTAGCATCAGAAGTAGGATCTCCTGCAGGATTTATTAGAGTATAGTTTAGTGGATCAAGAGCCTTGTTTGCCACTTGATCATTGGCATACACTGGAGCAGTTAATTGTTCCCATAAACGTGTTGCACTGTTATAGACCTTAACACGCCATCTTGCACCAGCATTTGGCTCAGTAGTTTTGATCCATACAGAACCTGTTGGACGATTATCTAAAGAAGCCTTATATTGTGGAACTTGTGTATGCTTGCTGATCTGTAGTTTAGGTGCCATGTATTCTTGGGCTATAATACCAAGTGCTCCTAGTAGATTGCCCCCACCAGATTGACTAATTGTTAAACTGTCACGACTTGCACTAACTGTAAAGATTTCTAATTTGCCTGCGGAATTTTTTCTAGCACCAAATGGGCCATCTTGATTATTAATATCAGTAACTAGACCGTCTACTGTAGTACCAGATGTTGCAAAAGGTGGTGCGCCTGATATTGTTAATGTTGTTGTTGGTAGGCCAGTTGTTGTTCCGCTGGTTTGACTGATTGTAGGCCATGCTCTTACCCACTGGTCTGATCCAATAACTACCCATGCGCCGTTGCCTTCTGGAGGTATACCGTTTGCATCGTATGCGCTCTTGTAGTAAATTTCAACATATTCATCGTCTAAGGCCAGTCCATATGAGCCTGCGGCTGCGTTATTATCGAGTATGTCTAGATATACTGTTGGAACTTGGTTGGTAAATGACTGGCCGCCAGCTGTTGCTGAACGTCCGTCCCATTGGAAAATACCGTAGGTTGAGCTTGCAGTATCTAGCCAGAAAGTACCATCTTCTGGTTCTCCGCCTGGGGCTTGTGCTCGTGCTTCTAGTTCGTTTAGGTCAATATCTGCACGAACAACTAGTGCAGAGTTACTTATTCCTAAGAATGAATATGCGGCTTGCAGGCCGTATTCGTTTAGTTCACCAGCATGAATTGGATTGTTGTTTGTATCTTTCTTGAATACTGGATCGCCAAATGTCTCAGCGAGTTCACGCTGACTTGTAATTGTATATACTGTGCCTGTTTTCGAAGCTGTAGTTCCTAATGCTGTTCCCGATCCTGATGATGGGACCTTGTTCGCACCTGTCGCCACAACAAATAGTGGACGGGTGCCTGGTTCAGCGGTTGTGTAAAAACTTTCGTCGATTACAGAAACCTGTACGCCTGGTGATATTAAAGCCATTTTATGGTCTCCTTCTTACTGTTAATATTTAGCAGGTATTTGGTAAAACAGCTACTTATAAGTCAGAGAAAAGGGCAGAAAAAGGGCTAGTATAAATATAAGATGCGACCACTATGTAATATATGCAAAGAACGGCCTTGTGCAGTCAACTACTATAAGGATAAGAAACCTTTTTATAGGCGCAAGTGTGACGGATGTGCTAGAGGCACTACACCTAGCCAACCTCGGTGGTTTCAATTAGGCTATCGTAAGAAAGATGCCTGTGAGAAATGCGGATATAAGAGCCGACACTCTGAGCAGTTCAATGTATTTCACATAGACGGCGATCTTAACAACTGCCGTCCTGCAAACCTTAAGACAGTGTGTGCAAACTGTCAGCGAGTCCTACATAAAGAGGGCGTTCGTTGGCGTCAAGGTGATTTGGTACCAGATTTCTAACCTGAAGATATAGGTCATCTATAGTGGCATTGTTGTCTAGGATATGATCAAACTTAGTGCCTACCCATGCTGTTTCGCTAGCATGAATTTTAAGTCGTTTTATACGCTCACTGCTGATAGCATAGCTTAGGTTGCGATCGCCTTCATTCATGTTAACAGCATCTTGATACCATTCAGGTAGTTGTCCACGCTGTACCCATACAATTTCGCCACCTGCGGCTCTAATTGATTTGATTTCGTTAGGAAAGCGACAATCGCTAATAACAATGTCATCTTTTGAATTACGGAGTTTATTCTCTAAGCTGGCAATCCATATATCGTCATGGAATGCTTTACGGCATACTTCTGTGCCCCAATATTGCAGGATCCAACGTGGTGTAAGATTGGGCATGTTTAGGCGTTCGCTCCACCACGGATCTACTTGTTCACGCCATTCACGAGCACTTTTTGTACGGCCTTCTAGCATGGTTCGATCCCAGCCAAATACCTGTGCTACTGCGTCTTTGAGACTGTTGGCAAAACTTTCTCGTCGAAATCCGTGAAAGTTAGTAAGATAATCAGCAACAGTGTCCTTGCCTGAACCAATAAAACCGCACACACCTATAATCATAGCGTCTCCTAAAGTAACGCTAGTATATAACAGTTTTATTACAAGGTCAAATAATTTTTAGCCAAAAGCAAGTTTAACATTAAGTCGAGTTAGCCGCAATAGTATTATCCAATAATAAATGTATAGCCGTGGCCGCCTGCTACCTGTTGCATTAGATCTGTTTCTAACTTTTCTATTTCAGCTGTACCTTCGCCTTTGATTGCTGTACCGTTTAGGCTAGTTCCGCCCTGTGGTCCTGCTATCTGTGCAAATTTTTCACGAGCATTACCCAGCATGACTTTACAGTTGGCCAGTGTGTAATCTTTAACCCATTGTGCCGCATAGACATCATTTAAAATACCAATGTCCGGGCGATAGTTGTAGCAGTATAACATTAGTTCTTCGTCGTTAGTACGTGGACGTTGTAGTAGTGTTAGTTTGTGCGTTTGTGCATGCCACTTGAACTCAATAAATGCACCAAACATTTTACCAATCATTTCTTGATACTGTGCAAATAGTTCATAGGTCAGTATGCCGCCCATGTTACTACTTGCTAGCAAATAGGTGTTAGAATAGGCCAAGTTGAATGGTTCAAAAATAGTGCCACCTGTACCTGAACCTGTTCTTGATCCTACCGAACGTCTAAAAATACTGCGAACTTCCACAACTTCTTTGGGAAGTATGTAGGTATTTTGGTCTGCTACTGTGGTCAAAAACATATAGCTTTCTTCTACACTACTGTCGCCGCGTTGACGATATTTTGCCAGAGCTCGTTGTAGTGCTGTTTCGTAATGTATGGGGTCAAGCTCAACATCAACCATGCCTTCGCCTAACATGGCTTTACAATAAGTGTAAACTTCTGTACGTGCTTGCTGTAGTTCGTTAATTTCTTGTGGCATAAGTGTCTCTTTAGTGTATTTAGCGGTTTATTAAGTTGGTCCGTCTGTTACTACCGGCACCTTTACAGTAACTCCTGCTCTTATAGTTACACCTGGCCCTATGGTTAATATTGTAGCACTCATAGATTAACCTAACCTAGTATAACCGTAATTCACAATCACAGGGCCTACACTGTTGTTGGTGATACCAAAGGTAAAGGTCCGAGATGCATTTCCCACAGTGGTTCCTCCTGTAGTTATTTGACCGGCAGTGCCCGTAATCTGAGCGGGCATAGTGTCGAGCACTAACATGTTTCCCGTATCGTAATACCAACCGTATTGGCTTCCTAGGACAGGAACATTTACATTAGTCACAACCACTGTGGCTGTATATGTAACTATACCATTGTCACATGTTCCATTCACCCATAGGGTATAGGTGCCTGGTCCAGGCACACTGAAGTTTTTAGTGTTGGCACCTGTGGCTAATGTCCAACTGTTTGTATAGGATGCAAACTTGCTTGCGGTAACTGTTCCATTAGTTGGCGCAGACAAGTTGCCACCTACGCCAAATGTCCAGCCTTGTGAATTGTCCACATCGGTCATTATCACTATGTCAGCATTGTCTGATTGGAGTGAGAATGCACCCCAGGTTTGTGTTCTAATAATACTTTGATCCGGCAACTTTGTTGTACCATCTGTGCCAAAGGTCCATTCGTTTTTATTACCACTAAAATCAGTAGTTAATTTTATATCTTGTGGAGTTACTTCAAACTGTGTAGTTCTATCATTGTCAAGGTCTACCTGACGATTTTGTACAACAAAACTTACACCGCCTTGAGCGTCAGGATTGAAAACTTGAACGGCTAAATCATTTCCTTCTTGGCCGAGAATATCTCCGGGAACAGTTAAGTTGCCAGTATTACCAAGATGCCATTCGTTGCTATTTGAAACAAGAGCTATGTAACCATCAACGCCGATTGAGGTAAGTTTTATTGCGCCGCCTGACTCGCCATCTGCGGTGATTCTCATTTCTGCTAAATTACCTGCACGATGCGTTGATATCGAATCTATTGGAGTACCACCTAATGAGTATCTTTGATAGGTTAATCCGTTGTCAGCACTATTTCCACCAATAGTAACACCGTGACCATCTAATGCGACTCGCATTACCTCTAACGGAGTAGTAGGACCAACTGTAATAAAACCACTTGAATGAATAGCAGACTGACCACTGTTTGTAGGCAATGTTAGATTACCATCTGTGCCAAAGGTCCAATTTTTGGTATCAGCTGATAGTTTGATAGTTGCGGTAGATTTAACAGTTGATGGATATTCTGGACCTGGACCTGTAGCGAAATTAGCAGACCACTGACCCCCGCCAAGGTCGTTCACAACGCCAAGTGTCAAGGTAAATGTATATCCTGGAATACCGTGATCAGCTTGGGTAAAGTTCCAAGAATCGCCTGATTGATAACCTGTATTGTGATCCCATACTGTGTCGCCACCACTGATCATTGTTTCATAACCATCACCGTTTGCAAGAGGTTGGAATATCACTGTATAATGCCAAGCATTACCGCCGCCGCCTGCGTGATAAACAGGCACTAGGTTTGCTGTAAATGTTATAGGTGCTGATGCGGGTAGTGTCAAACTACCGGTTGCGCCAAAGTTCCAAGACTGACCATATGCAGAAGATAGTGAAACTGACTTGGTGTTGGCATCATAACTGTCACGTATGGCAATGAGTGAGGCTCTCATGTCATTATAGAATTGAACTGTCATTAGTGGCAGAATAATCAATGTTGCACCAGGAGTACTTTGTAGAGTATAGGCAGTGGCTAAGAAGTCAATATAGCCTTGAGCAGTGGTGCCAGTTGGATACCAGTCGACCATTGGCCAACCGCCAGGCGGTACAAGACCGTTGTTAATTGTGGCTGTTATATAGCCACCACGAATAAATTCCCATCCAGCCAATGCTGAGTCATAGGCCGCAGTGCTTGGGCGTAGTTCGCCGCTGTTTGGTAGTGTCAAAGTACCATCTGTGCCAAATGTCCATAAAGATAGATTAGACAAGATATCAATATTCTTGGCGCTCTGTATGCGGGCATTGTCGCTTTCAGTATTGGCCGCACCAGGTAGATTTAACTGCCCTGTTGTAGCCAATGCCACGGTATATGTGCCGTTGACCAGTGTACTTGTTGTGGCAAATCCACCGCCGCCTTGGACAGATTGGAAACCCAATGTGCCAGTACCATCGCTATACAAGTACCCTGTTGCAGTTGTACTAAACCATGCTGGCTTGTTGACAACATCAGTCCAGTTGCCAGTTCTTGCAACTGTGGCAAGGTTGTTGGTTAGGCTGTTGGCGATTAGTGTTGCAACTGAAGCTGTAGTTAGATATCCCTGTGATGTAACATAACTCTGTGTTGCGTAGTTTGTTAGTGAGTTGGCAATCAGGCCTGTAACTGTAGCCGTAGTGACAAAATTAGTCAAGCTATTTGCTATCAATGATGTTACAGTGGCAGTAGTTACCCCACTAACAAAATTGCTGAGACTGTTGGCAATTAATGCTGTTACAGTGGCGGTACTTACCCCACCTGATGTATCAATTACATACTGATAACTTAACGTGCCATTGCCGTCACTATATAGATAACCAGTAGCTGTGGTACTGACCCACGAGGGCTTGTTGACAACATCATTCCAGTTGCCAGTTCTCGCAACGGTTGCTAGGTTATTGGTCAAGCTATTTGCTATCAGTGCCGTTACTGTGGCAGTACTAACTCCACTGACAAAATTACTTAGACTGTTGGCTATCAACGATGTCACAGTGGCTGTAGTCACTCCATTGACAAAATTAGTCAAGCTATTTGCTATCAGTGCCGTTACTGTGGCTGTACTTACTCCACTGACAAAATTACTTAGACTGTTGGCAATTAATGCCTTTACTGTAGCAGTACTTACTCCGCCCGATGTATCAATTACATTCTGAAAAGTCAGCGTACCACTACCATCGCTGTACAAATAGCCAGGTGTTGTTGTGTTGAACCATGCGGGCTTATTAACCACATCGTTCCAGTTACCGCTGGTTGCTACTGCGGAAAGTTGCGGAGCATTTGTAATGATACCGTAGTCAACTGTTGTAAGATAACCCCTGTCATTTGTAAACGCAGATACTAGGGTAGGTATAACTGGTATTGTTGGTTTACCGCTTAGGTCAGCATACAGTCCACTGAATGCCACACTATTAAAATTAGGCTTGCCAGTTACCTCGCTCCAGCTGGGAATGACCGCAGTTTTTATCGAACCTAAGGTAACCTTGTAATTGCTCCCACTAGATACTACTGGAAATACAGTATCGCCGGGTGGACTTGTTAAAGATTGTAGTTGACTAAATTTTATTGATGACATTTTTTAGAATCCAGATGTGATTGACCAAGGGTACGGATTATTAAACGGTTGGAATACTTGTCTATTGACCGCTCCCTGAAGACCGGCAAACTGCACATATCCGGCTCCTCCGTAGTACGTTTCGTTAAGTGTATTTAATAGTGCGTTCTCTTTAAGCCACTGTTGTACTTGCCATTGCTTATACCAAGGACGACTTTGTAATAGACATGCAACTACACCAGTGACCTGCGGGCATGACTGACTTGTTCCGCTAATCTTGTTTAGATAGAATGTTGCAAGATCGGA